TAAGCTACATCGTCTTCTGCCAAAATATTTTTGGCAAAGTTCTTTGCTTCGGAAAGATAATCAAAATCACCCATATGTTCGTGACTTTCAAACTCCGAACCGAGTTTGGCGACGACCACCGTATAATCCAACATAAAATCTCTCCTATTTTAAAAACCCTCTATAGAGTTCGTAGAACTTACTCTATAGAGGTTTTTTAAGTTTATCAGCCGCAATATTTCAGTAACCATTGTGGACAATGGACACCATAATGATAGCAGCTACAGACCAATAGGTCTGATCGTCCAGTTTCAACAAAGTCCAAAGTATCTTTGATAAAGTTCAGAACCATAACCAAATCCTCCTATTTTAAAAACCCTCTATAGAGTTCGTAGAACTTACTCTATAGAGGTTTTTTAATTATCCAAACACTCCAAATTTACCCAGTAGGAACATAGTTCCTAACCAAGCAAATCCCAACAATCCCAATCGGATTGTTATATGTCTTTGCTTTGCGTCTTCCCTACGATGACGGACACTTCTAAAATCTTTTGACATCACAATCCTCCATTGTGATAAGCCGAAGCCTGACCAGCTTCGTAGAAGCTTCTACGAATTGTATATGAGTTATTCAACTCATATTCAGCTTCATCCAGACTGTCAACAGTCTGTAACCAGAAGCCGTTGGCGACATCGTAGATGTCATATCCTGTCCCATCGGGACAGACTGAAACACTGATATCAATCAGTGCAGCTTCGTCGTTCAACATGGTAATGTTGGTCATCGGTTTCTCCATTTAGAATATCTATCTGCTTATCAAAGATAAGCTAAGGAGATATATATTCTAGTTTCATCATGGCTGTTGTCAACCCTTCATCGAAGGGTATTCCAATCTCATCGACTGTTGCATTTATGCAACAACTACTGAGATTCGACTAAGCCGTTGGATTTATTATTATATATAAGTTTTTTATAACACTTTGTTTATATAAAAAACTAATATATAACTTTCTTTTCTATGAAAAGAGAGATAAAAATGTCACAGTCTACATAATTCTTACAGAATTATGGACCAACATATTGAAAATATGTTGCATATTTGTCATAGAATAAAAAAAGATACCTTTTTTTAAACTTTAAAGACTACTTAGTCTTTAAAGGAAACCCCACCCCAAAAAATTGGGCGGAGGCGTTATAATATATAACTAGCCTCTTATAAAATTACAAAAAATACTAGGGTACTTTCATAGTATAAAATAAAAATACAATTATAACATACCAGATACGAGAATCCAAATGAATGAAGTTACTTTAATAGCGCATATTAAAATAATATAAGTACAATATATAATTAATTGACAAATTAATACCATCACAACAAACGCAATCCCAGTTAAAAATAGAAACCAGACTCTTCTTAATAAGAATTTAACTATAGGAATTAGATACTTACGCATAAACTATCCATTTAATCTAAGAATGGGAAAGACTGTTGTAATTATACCACATAAAATAAAAAAATTCAAATTAGGGGTTGCATCCTTTACTCATATACTGTATAATACTATATAGAAATCGGGAACCCTGAAGAATTTATTCTTTTATTTTCTTTTACTTCCTTCTAAAATAAAAAAAAATAAAATTAAAAACAATAATGAAGAATGGTTATGGAAATTTCTGAAGACTATATAGACTCTCAAGACAATGCTGTAGATTCTCTGGCAACTTTAAGTATGTTGCTGGATGATCTTGTCTTACGACAGAGCAATGAGGATTTTATTTCCTTTGTTCGTGCTGTCGCCCCTACACTTATTTCTGATTGGAAGATGGGACGACATATAAAAGTATTAGTGGATAAGTTACAAGGAGTAAAAGAAGGAAGAATAAAGAGGTTGATGGTTTTTCTTCCTCCTCGTTCTTCTAAATCAGTAATCTGTTCCAAGATATTTCCTGCATGGTACATAGGGAATAATCCACAACATGAGATTTTGACGATATCTCATAGTGATCAGCTTGCTTCAGACTTCGGTAGGTCTGTAAGGGATATAGTAAATACAGAACAGTTTCAGAATATCTTTCCCGGTGTTGCTCTTCGTAGTGATGTTAGGGCTGCTGGTAAATGGAAAACAAATTTAAACGGTACTTACTATGCCGCTGGTGTCAGATCACAGATTGCTGGTCGTGGCGCACACATAGCAATACTTGATGATGCCATGTCTGAAGAGGATTCCTTCTCTGAAGCTGGAAGAAGGTATATTAAGGAATGGTATCCTGCTGGTTTGAGAACTCGTATCATGCCCGGTGGTTCCATTGTTATTATTAATACGAGATACCACCATGATGATCTCTGTGGATGGCTGCTAAAGCAGGAAGAGATAATGGATATGGAGAGTACATATCCTTGGGATGTTGTTAAGATTCCTGCGTGGGTTGACGAGGAATCCGCAGAGTTACTAGATTTACCTGTAGGTACGTCTTACTTTCCAGAGTGGAAACCAGATGAGGTATTACGAGTTGATGAAGAGGAGATAATAGCTAGTAATGGTTCCCGATACTGGGAATCTTTGTATATGCAGAACCCTACACCGGAAGAAGGTGGTATTATAAAGAAGAGATGGTTACAGAAGTGGGAATATAGTGAACCTCCTTCCTGTGACTTTATCATACAAACATATGATACTGCTTTTTCTACGAGGACAACCGCTGACTTTTCTGTTATCCAGACATGGGGTATCTTTGATATGCCCGAAGAAGACTATGAAGGGCGAGAGCTTTGGGGTAGTAATTTAATCTTGCTTGGTAATACCAGAGGTAAGTTTGAATATCCTGATTTGAGAAAAATATCACAAGAGTTATATAATGAATATAAACCGGATGTTTGTATTATTGAAAAGAAAGCCAGTGGTCAGTCTTTGATACAGGATTTACGCAGGAGTGGTTTACCTGTTATGGAGTATAATCCTGATAAGGATAAGGTATCTAGAGTGTATGCAGCAAGCCCTATGTTGGAATCAGGTAGGGTTTGGTTACCTGACGGTAAAAGGTGGTCAGACGAATTGATAGAAGAATTGATTACCTTTCCTAATGGACGTAACGATGATCAGGTAGATGCTTTGGTCATGGCAGTACACTATATGAAGGAATCATGGCGGTTGGGACATCCTGATGATCCTAGCTGGGAAGACGATGTAAATCATAGAAAACAAAAAAGAGTTGCATACTGGAGAGTTTAGTGGTATAATATAGGGGCAACAATTAATTTCTAACAAGGGAGACAGTTATGAAATTTCCTCTGGGGTCAAATCCTTCAAGACGAATGGAAAGATCGGAAGGCAAGGTATCGGGTAAGAAGAAAGAAAAGAAAACAGAAACGAAGCAGGGTTACACAGATCGTAAGAATGAATCTATTGCGATGCGGGTAAAGAAGAAGAGAACAGCTAAACAGCTAAAAGCAAGTGCTGATGAATCTTATGGTAAGTTTGGTAGTGCTGCTAAAAAGAAGGGCAAGATCAATGTCTAAACCTAAAAAGAAAGTATGGAAATATCAATCTAAAGCTGATGCTGTAAAAAAGGCTAAGACAAAAGCTGCAAAAAAATCTGCTAAAGATATGTCTCGGACTGAAACTAAATTAACTAGGAAAAAAAGTATAAAAAGAATGCATAAACCAAAGATGGATTATTATTCAGAAGGTGCCGCAGATCAAAGAGCAGAAGAGGCAGGATTTTTAGCTAAAGATGAACTAGGTTACAATCCAAAATCTGCTGCTGAACGAAAACTGATAGACATGCAAGCGCCGGGATTTGGAGATATTCCTTATACATCTCCCTATCCATCAGGAGATGTCTTTAAAAAGCAAATCAAATCTGGTAAAATGACTCCTAGTACAAAACCAACTCTAGGTGAGCTTTTGTCTAAACATGAGGATAAAAAAAGGTATGAACAAATAAATGGAAAAAAAGCTAAACGTGGTGGTGGTATGGTAGGAAAGAATAAAGTTATCCAAGGTTACAAAAAGGGCGGTCAAGTTTAATGGGATTGGTTGACGCTGAAAAAATAAGACATGATCTAGAAAGACCTGTACTTCAGAATTACAATACTTGGGATGAGTATCACAAAGAGTTAATGGAATATTTATATTTGAAATTTAAGGATACATATAGTAATGGCGACGGAAAGAAATCCATATGAGGCAATACCTTCAGCAACGGTAATCCCGGTTCCAGAATCGGGAGCTACTATTGATGTTAATGAGAATGTCACTTTTGATATAGAGGAAGATGGTGGCGTTGTTGTTAACTTTGAAGAGAGTATTGAGATTGAAACTAAACCTGATATTCAGGAATGGTTTGAAAACCTTGCTGAGAAAGTAGATGACTATGATCTTTCTGAAATAGCAGAAGGTGTGTTTGAAAGGTATGATGCAGATAAGTCTTCCAGACAGGAATGGGAAAGTATGTTTGAACGAGGCTTTGATCTTCTTGGTCTAAAGCTGGAAGAAGCATCTGAACCTTTCGAGGGAGCATGTACTGCTGTCCATCCTCTTCTTATTGAGTCTGCTGTTAAGTTTCAATCGAAAGCATCGGGGGAACTCTTCCCCGCATCTGGTCCTGTAAAGACACATATTATGGGCGACTTTACTACTGAAAAAGAAGTTCAGGCTGATAGAGTCGAACAGTTTATGAATTACCAATTAACAGAACAGATGCCCGAATACTTTGATGAATTTGAAAGGATGCTTTTCCATCTACCCCTTATTGGCTCTGCCTTTAAGAAAGTTTATTATGATTCAGCCTTGGAACGACCTGTATCAGAGTTTGTTCCTATTGATCAGTTTTATGTGTCTTACTACGCAAGCGATCTAAGAAAGGCTGATAGATATACACATATTATTTATCGCAGTCCACATGATCTTAGAAAAGAAATCATGTCTGGTATGTATATGGATATTGATCTTCCAGAAGCATATGTGCCAGAACCATCTCCTATA